ATAACTTCCATTGACTCCTTGAAAAGCTTTGCTGTATCAAGAAGCTGATCTACTGTTACTGAACCGTATGATGGGTTGTATGTAACCTGAAGACCGTTGTTTGTGTAACCTACGTTACGATAAAATGCACCCTTTGTGTCAAGCGCTGGTGAAATTGCACCAGTTGCTGCTGTTGCAGTATCAATCTTGTTCAAAGAATCTGTATAAGACTCTCCAGTTTTAAATGCTGGAACTGTCTTGTTCTTGTTTGCTGTGAATGCATTGAGTGTACCAGCTGGTGCTGATGTCACGTAATCTGGGCTAGTGATGTCATTTACTGAAAGAAACAGTGGTGACGCACCAACGAGAATATTTCTAGCATTACCTGTATTTTGTGCCATGTTGTAAAACCTCCTGTTAAATAAATATATATATATTGACTTACATTTTAAATCTAATCAAAGCTGGCTAGGCTCTCTTTTTCCTCTTAGCTAATTTTACTGGATAACTAGACTAAAAGCAACTAGTTAAATCGACCCTCGGAATCTGTAGTTCTTGAATATTTGACCTCTAGGATTACATCTGTGGACATAAAGCCCTTAAGTTCTGCTGAAGGCTCTATGGGTGATGTCTCGACTACATGAATGCTGTGGAAAATTAGTTTATTCGTGTCCCTAACTGCATTTGCATCTCTGGCAGACTCGTCCATTCTGCGGAACAAGTCCATCATAAGGTTTCTTATTTCATAGACCTCTGTGATGTCTGTCGAGTAAATTGTAAATAGGACTTTTTCGCAGCATATCAACCAAATGTCTTCATATGACATTCCGATCTTGTCATAAACAATATGCTTTTTACCATTTAGAAATTGATCCATTTCTGGTGATTGCTGTACTGGTATGATTGGGATTATCTCTGTTCCAAGATTATCTGAATAGTAATTATAGGGATCAAATATTCCCGCATCTTTTAACTCTTTCCACAAAAATTTACGAAGCTCGAACATTGCGTCTATTTTATAATCTACCGTCATAGTGAGCCTCCAAATGCTGCCTGTAGTGATGCGTCCGCCTGTGTTCTTATTTTACCAGGGCTGAAGCTATATTGCACCTTCTTTATATTCATTGGAAGATTTAGTGCTTTTGTCATTTTTGAATTAAATATTCTTTGTAGTCCAGATGATTTTATTGATGAGTTTACCAACTGCCCACCAAAAAATCTTCCATATGACAATGAGAATTGATTTGTGGCCTGTGCTCCACCAGGCCTCTTAACGGTCACTGACGTACCTTTGGGCATGAAGACAGTTTCACCATCTAGCTCGAATACTAGGCGCTCAGCCGACCTTGGACGGATTACTATGGGCATTCCAGTTTCCATCACAAGAGCTTTGTTTGCAAATATATATTTCTTTTTTTGTTTTTTATTTTTAGACGGCACGGATGACTTAGATAATTTAAAGTCATAGTTTATTTTAAATGATAAGCCATCTAGATCTAGTCTTGAAAGTTTAAATAGTCTTGCGGTTGGTACTCCAACCTTATTCCATTCGTATACATGATGTAAAGATCTTGGCTTTACTCTTGACTGCGAATCAATATAGTCGCCAAAGTCTTTTTCTATTTGATTAAATATTGTTGTTTTAAATAAATTCTTAAACTCAGCATTTGTTGTTAGCTTAGAAAGGACTGCTGCTTCATAATATAAAAATGCAGAAACTTGTGCTACTGTGCTATCCCTAAGAATTCCTGGGGCTGATCCAGCCATTAATCTTTCAAGTCCGCTGGCAGTTTGAATTAACGCTACGCTAGAATCCAATTTCCTGGTTCTCCGATCTCTTTGCAACAGAGTTGTATGCAAGAACATTACCAAATGGATCGGTAATCGGGGTAGAGCTTATGACTTCAAATACTGTTGGTGTATTATTTGGGTAATTAATTTCTTTCCAAACAACGTTACCAGACATATCTCTAACATTGGTAATCTTTTCTCTATATGTTATTTGATCAGGTGTTCTAATTTCAAGCATTTGTTCATTTGAATACTTATTGTTAAATATCTGCTTGTCGCCGCTTCTTCCAGAACCAGAATTTGAAATTATTCCTTTTGCCGCACATGGGACAGACCTAGTAAAAATCCATTCTTTTTTAATGGCTCCAGTATTTTCATCTTGAGTGTCTAATTGAAGATAGATATCTAGCTTCATTGGCATTAATGAAGTTGCTAGGCTCATTTTAGAACGCTACCATTCCGTTCAATACATACGGTGCAAGTAGTTGGTCTGCATACAAGTTTCCAGTTCCTCTATGTGCATCCTGCAAGAATTCAAACTTCCAGTCAAATGTACTAATGTTCTTAACATACTTATCTTTCCATGCACGATCCTGATCAAAGTATTGCTTAATTAATACTATGCATGCCTCTTCAACATTATCTGGTATTGAGGACCATCCAAATCTTCCTTGAACAGAATATCTGCGATCTTTTTTAAATGCAGCGGAAAATCCTTGGTCGTTAATTGTTGGCTGGACCATTCCGTTTGCAGAATAAATCATGTCGTCCATCATCTGCTGCCTGTTGACTCTGATTCCAAATCCCGATTCAGAAATCATTGGTTCGTATATCCAGTTTTTAACATTGTTTATATTATCAATTAAAAGGACATCGTTTTCATATACCTCATGAATTTCATTAAGTTTAAATGGCATAGGCAAAATGTCTGAGCCTGAGCCATAAACAATCTGCTTATCATCGTATAAATGAAAAATCTGATTTGTATAAATTTCAATAAGTTTTCTGGCATACTTTTCAGCCATCTGTAGCTCGTGATATGATTTATAGTTAGGGTCAGAAGGATCTGTTCCAAAGTTTAAATCATCAATGATGTCTGATAGATTTGCATATGGTGTTACTACGTCTGTAAAGTATATGTGTGAGGCCTGATTATTATTGACCGTGTACCGCCACTCTACTTTAAATTTTCTATTTCTTCTGCATAAAGATAACGGCAAAACAACCTGATACGTTCCCATATCAGTTTCTAGTTTTGTAGCAGTAAATGTTCCTACTGGAACTGTTGGGCTAACTGCTGGGGATACTGTATTGTCTTCGGTAATATCGTATATAACCGCTGTAACAGATCCATCTGCATCTACTAGTTCTCCACCCCAAAATATTTTTGTTTTAATTGGTGAAGTTTGATCTTTGTATATTTCTGCCATTAACTTATGTTAACGTTTAGTTGTAGAAGTCCTGAACTTCCTTTGGTGTCGCTAAACGAAAACCCTCCTCTGTATCAAAGATATTTTGAGCATCTTCTTCAGACATTGCTACAAAAGGATGATCTTTTGTAAAAGTATATCCGTGGATATCGTATCTGTGATTGTCTCTTGTCATTCTTACAAGTAGGGTATCTTCTGCCTGAGCTTTTGGATCAAACTTTGGAAGAACTTCAATTTCTTCTGTGTCTCTTTCAATTGCTTCTAACGTGCTTTGATATACACTCCAAGTAACGCCTTCTTCTGCTAGAGCTGCAATAATGTCTTTTTTATTTTTTAGGCCTTCTGAATCAACTGCAAAATCTGTTGCAATTACTTTTAACTCAGCCACTTTTAATGTGTCAAACGACATATTTTATTTCTCCTTTTTCTAGGTCCTTTAATTATAGCATTGTTAAATTTAAATGAAAAGCCCCCAAAATTAATTGGGGGCCTTTCTGTAGTCTAATTCTTAATTAATTAAGAAGCAACCTTAACGTTCTTTACAACTACCCAAGCGTCTGCCTGCTCGATTTGAACGCCAACACGAGTATACATTGTGTACTCGATTGAGTCCTTACGTGGCCAGAAGAATCGGTAAACAGTAACATCACGCTTGATACCAATAACAACGTTATTTGGGAATGTCAAGTGGATATCTCCGTGTGAACCTGATGGGCTTGCATATGTACCTGTCTGTGTCTCAGGAAGCAATGGAACTTCAACGATTGGAATACCAAATGCGTATGGAGCTACATATCCTGCTGGACCTCCAAGAACTGGAAC